AAGAGCAGGGAATGATACCTGTAATTGACGTAATTTACTTGATTTTATTGACTTAGTCAATCTTTTTAAGATTCTGTTGCATGTCCTTTAACAGGTTTCCAGTGTATCTATATTCACCAATATGTGTAAGATTATCAGGTACATATAAATAACATTTACCACCTATTTCAGTCCATCTTTTACAGAATCCAAAGTCTTCACCATAATACCTTTTAGTTTCAGGTTCATGGAATGTATCAAAAAAGTTATAATAATATGGTTTAGTAGACTCCTCACCATTGACAATGGTTGGTTGTTCTATCTTTAAATTTGGATAAGCTTTAATCATCTTTTCAAACACTTGTTTCTTAATTAACATACATCCTGTTGGTGCATGAGAAACTTCCATAATACCTTTGGTTACAGATACTTCTTTAGTGTGTTCTAGTTTAATTGGCCAAGTAAAACCCATCATGGATAATGTTTCAGAATCTAATTCTTTACCTTTTATTCTATGACTTATTTTATCCCAATCTAAATGTTTTAATGGATATGGTGCAGCAATAACTTCTTTATCTGCTTCAATCATTTTAAAGATTGTATCTGGGCTAAATTCTATATCAGAATCAATAAATAAAAAATGACTATACGTGTCACTTAATTCCATAAAGTTAGATACACATAGATTTCTACCTTGAGTAACTAATGATGATTTTAATAATGCAAAACTAACGAGTATACCTTTACTAAGACAAGCTTGTTGAAAAGATAATAAAGCTTGTGTGTAATGAATAGAACATTCACTATGTACGGGTGTTGCTAAATATATACATGGTAATGTACTATTAGATTCTACTTTTGGTTTTACCCATATTGGTTTACTTGGATCTTGCATTTAGTGCTCCTTTTAAAAAATTAGTCCAAGCGTTTCCTTGTCTTGTCCAATTGTAGTATTGATTAGTATATTCAACTTGCATTTTTAAGTGTTGCTTAACTCCATCACTATAAAGTTTTTTTGCTGAAGCATCTATTGCATAAGCAAAGTTGTTAGCTAAATTCATATAGTTTTTTTGATATGGAATATAAGTAGAAAACTCTGCACATGTTTCATACAAAGCTCCATTATTTGTAGTAATAAGATAAAGACCTGCAGCCATCGCTTCTACTGCTGATATACAAAATGTTTCTTCCCATATATTTGGATAAGCAAATATATCATATTCATGTAAATGTTCTTTTATATATTCATTAGGTTTATAACCAATGTAATTTACATTTTTTAAATCTTTTGCTTGTTGATATAATTCTTGCCATTGTTTATCGTTAGCTTCTTTAAAAGCTTTTCCATATACTTCTGTTGATGAATATACATCAAGTTCAATATTAGGATTGTTTAGTAATTGCATTGTAGCTAACATTACATTCAATCCTCTCCATGGTGTTGGATGAAAAATTAGTTTTATCTTATCTTTCTTTTTATCAATATCTCTTGGCTTAATACTATCAACTGCATTTTTAATTACCAAAGATCTTTCTGTAGGTATATCAAAATTATATCTAAACTTTTCATAGTTCCAATGTGAATTAAATACATACCAATCATATTTTTTATGATTAGATTTATCTTTAAACCATGGTGCTAAATTACCTTGATCATATGAATTTTTTTGCCAAAGTATATTTAACTTAGTTGGGTGTAATGGTATTTTTTCTGGTACCGATGTTGTTATTTGTACTTGATCCAGTATGCTTTTATCTACATACTTATTTAAATACTCTAACTGTAATTCAGTACCACCTCTAGGTGATTCCATAAATTATTTTTTACCCATTACTTTCTGTAATAAGTCTAGTCCTTTATTTGTTACAGTAACTGCAGTATCCACTGCTAAATCATCCTCTGTATGATTTTTTAAAAACTCTTCTTTAGTTTCATAAATCTTTTTTGTAGATTTACTTCTAAAGGTTTGTTTAGTTTCTGTTTCTATTTTTACTACTTTATCCATTCTGATCTTCTCTGCTAATTTCTAACAATGATATGGTAGCTGTTATAGCAGATGTAGTAGAACTTTCAAGGGATATAGAGTCACTTTCTTCTAAAATAATTGGTCCTTTTGCAATGTTACAAATAGTAGGCCCACTAACACTAGCATAGGCAACAACAAATGAAGTTGATGCTGAACTGTCTGTAACTCTAGCTCTAACTATTTTAGATCCAGATTCATTAGTAATCTGTATATTTTGTATAATCGCATTAGCATTTGTAGGTGCTGTATATAAAGTTACAGCGTCCGTGGTGCTTGGATCATAGAATGCGTTTTTATAAAAGTTTGCCATTATGTTAAATCAACCCATTTTAAATTACCGAGAACATCATCCCCATTTGATGCACCTTTGGCACAAAGTGTCAGTGTATCAGAAGTACCACCAATTGTCTGTCCTAATTGATAGTCAAAATTAAATCCATCTCCAAACTGAATAGAATTAGATGCTTTACCTGAAAGATAAGCTTTACCAATAATAGTCCCTCCAGTAATTGTAGTTGTTCCTGTTAAATCATATTCTACATTATCAGAATATGATGTATATGAAAATGCTACTGATGGTGTAGCGTTTAAAATTAATTGTACTTCAAAGTCAGAATTAGATACTGCAGATGCATCAAAACCTTGAGATACAACAACTGCATATGGTCTTGATGATTTTAATCTAATAGTTGCTAAGTTATAAAATGTACCGGCAGTTGTTAAATTAACTCCACCTAAAGAAGCTGTTCCAATCATTTGTTGTATTCCAGATGGAGCATAACCTCCTTCAATCATTGTAGTTGAACATACTTGTTGTAATACAGCTGCACCAGATATAGTGCCAGTTGTTTCTATTTCATATCGTATTGGTAAGTTTGCAGTTTGCATATAAACAGTTGATAAATTATTTGCGTTTAAAAACGTATGTGCAGTTATAAATTTCCCATCGATTACAAAACCAACTCTTACAGCTCCCATACCTAACCATTCATAATCAGTAAACATAATTGTAGCTTTAGTTGGATCTAATGTATAACCACTTACACCCGTACCATCTAATTTGTCACCATTCCATGATGCTTGTGATACATCAGTATCAACAGCAGAACCAGTAACATAAGTACGTCTTACTATCTGATAACCTGTGCCAGTGTCTTCAAAAAAAATTCCATTGTTTGCATCAAACATTCCAACACGTTGTTCTAGTCCAGATTCTTGAGCATTCATTACAAAAGTATTTAGATTTAATAATGACTTACCAGGTTGATAAGACATCACTCTTTTTGATTGTCGAATAACTTTATCACCACTAGCTGTAGTTACATTTAAATTAACTGTAGATTTATTTGCGGTATAGGTAACTGTTCCTGATCCAGTTAGATCTTCATCAAATAAATTATTTTTAGATAATACGTTTGTTGAATCAAATATAGTTAAAGGATTAGAAACCCTTAGTCTACCAAATGCATCATAGGCATTAGAGCCATCTCCACCACCAATAACTGTTGGTTCAACATTAACGTTGTTACAAGAACTCATTAGCAACCAAACCTTGAATTAAACCAAGTAAATCTCTCTAATTCTTTTCGTAAATCATCTTGATATGAAAAATTTAGTTCAGTTTTAATTGTATCGACTGCACGAAGAATTTGTCTCTGGTTTTCAACATCATATTCTTCTTTTGGTTCTGGTATGTATGAAGTTATTCTAGCCATTATCTTCTTCCATCTGGTTTGATATCTACTCTTAATGTTCCATAACGCCAAGTCTCACCTATAGCATCATTTTCTATTTTGATTGCAAGTAATCTTCCTCTAGCTCTAGTGTCTACTTTATCAGTGGATGATGTTATTGTAAAGGGTCCAAGAGGTGAACTAGATGCGGTGTCACTTGGATAGTTATTTAATAATAGTGTTACTTTTGAATTACCAGTTAATACTTTAAAATCAGGTATAAATCTTTTCATAGACATAATGAACTCACCATCACCTCTTAAATCAGCAAGTCCTGTTGTCTGACCCAAAGCACTTTGTCTAGCAGATATATCAAAATCACCTGACTTAATAAATGCATCAATAGAAGTTGTACCAGATGAATTGATTTGATCAGTTCCGGTTTCATGAGCATAGTAAGTGGATGCTCCAAATAAATTAGTAATACCCTGTATTGAAAAATTAGGTGTAGCAGTGCTGTCATATTCAGTTGCATAAGGTAAATCAAATACACCTGCATCAACATAAGATGTTCTAGTTAATGATGATGTTGTCCAACAGTTTTCTCCATAGTTATAAGTAACACATCTATCAATTTGATCTGATCCTGACTTTGCATAAAACCAATTTACTTCATTATATAAAGTATTATGTTCGGCATAAACAATTTGGCCTGCATTATAATTAATACCTAGATTATCTCCCGTAGTTGTAAATACAAAGTCTTCAACTAAACATGGTATTGCTTTTACTGTACCATCGTACATAAAAAATCCACCTTCACCTGACATCCAAAAGACAACACCATTAGAATAAGTTAGTGCATGTTGACCAATCAAACCACAGTTTGTACCAACTTGTTTTACACTAAATGTAAATGGTGGACCAACAAATTGAATTACATAAGCGGAACTGTCTGTTAATACTAACGTATAGTCTTTACCAGATACTGCTCCTACAATTTCATTACCTTTATCAACTCTAAAAGTTCCTGCTGTATTGGTTGCTGTTGGTTGATAAGTATTAAAATCTTCTTGATTTGAAAATCTAATAAACATTGGATCTTGTGTTGATGAATCTCCAATTGTTGTTTCAGTTCCAAAATGAAATACATGTCTATCTCTGTCTGATACTTGAGTTAATCTTGATGCAGTAGGTGCACCGCTCATGACTGCTGCTCTAATTCCTCTTGCACCTGAGGCTCCTGCATCCCAAGTAAATGTTTTGCCATTATGAATAGTTGCAACTAATATTTGACCAAAATTATCTAAACTCCAGAGGCCTGGATCCAGGATCACGTCACTGGTTGTACGCTCTGTGCCCCAGGTAGAGTCTCCCCATAAATATGTACCCCATCCATAACCTGCAGTTTGAAATGTTGGACCAACAACTACATAAGGATCAATTTGTGCTGAACCGGTTCCTGAAGTTGTAGCTGCAGAATTAGATGGCATTGTAATGTCAAAAGCATTTGCAGTTACATTTGATATCTCAAATGTGTTTTCTGTAAAATCTGTTGTTGCATAACCTGAACCTGTTGGAACAGTAACTGATGAAAATGTTACATATCGTCCAGTAATTAATCCATGAGAAGTTTTGTTTACAGTAACTGTTGGAGATCCAGATGTTGCATCAAAATCCGCTCCAGTAATTGCTGTATCTAATGGAGTAATGTCATAAAATTTTTCACCGTAGTATAAAAATAAACCTTGTGATGTACCTATTGCTGTGTATTTTTCACCTGCTAAAGAAGTCCATGCATGTTGAGCTCTAGCTACTCCTGGAATAGTCTCATTATCAATAGTTAGTTGTTCCCAACCACCTATTTTTTCCGGTAGTCCGTATCTAAATCTAACAAAATCGCCATCAACCCATTGTGATTCTGCTCCAGAATCAGTGACCATTTTGTTAAAACCGGGTTTAAAATTGAGTTTTTGTAGCATAGCACCTCATTATATATGCTTTTTATTATTTTGGTAGTATTATATTCTACTCTAGCTTAGATATCAAATCCTGTAAATCAATATTTACTAATATTAAAAGAAATAGATATTCTAGGTTCTTTTTTATTTAAATATATCTTTCATTTTCTTTTAAACCAACTCGGGAGTCCTACATGACGTCTTGTATCAAACATATTATCTTTTGCTCCAGGTGTTTTACTATTATTATAGTGAAGAAAAACTTGAATACATTCATTACCTTTAAATTTATTTCTCCAATGCTCTAATTCACAACCAGAATAAACTAACATATCTCCTGGTTTTAAATTTATTTTAATTCCTTTTTTACCTACTTCTCCAGATGGCTCTAGATAGATTGGCCAATCATCTCCACCTAGATTCATAGTAGTTGATATCTCACAACTAAATCTATCTTTGTGTCTTTTTAAGATATCACCTTTTTTATATATTCTTGCATAGGTATAAGCGGGATATAATTTAAGACCTGTTACTTCTTCCATCTTAGGTTGGCATTTAAGCATTAATGTTTCCATAGCAATATTAGAATAGTGACTATAAGTGTTTGGTATTTGATCTTCCTGTCCTTCATAGTGACCTATAATATCTTCAAAAGGTGAAATGTATCTTTGTGCTCTACAAGTATCATAAACTTGTTTTTGCATATTAAAATAATTTGCAACAAAAGTTGCTAGGTCGTTTGATATTGCTTGACGGATAACTGTATATTTATTTTTTTTAAAACTCATTTAATTAACTTTTTTGGATCTAATGAAATATTTCCAGAAATACTTACCCTGTTTTTGTTAGATAAATAAAAAGGATATACTAAATGTATTAATTTAGAGGGAAATAACAAAATAGTTCCTTCGTCTTCAGATTCTAGTGGATACGAATAAGCAGTTATTTGGCCTAAAATATTTGTGTAACAAAATTGAAATGTATTAGACGAAGGTTCATTAGAATGTTTTATAAAAGAAAGTTCTTTTTCTTTATTATAACTGGATGGAATGTCTACCCATATTACAAATGAAAAAACACCTCGATGATTATGTACAGGGTTAAATTCAAATTTTTTTTGAAAGTTAACCCAAAACTCATGTAAAACAAAAGAACAATCTTTTGTTAAAACATTAGGTACAATGGCAGCTAAATTTTTAGGTGAATATTGATTTATTAAAGGCAGTAATACTGTTTTAAAAAACAAATTTTTTTTATCGGTTATAGAAAAAGATTCATTTATATTACCCGCTAATTTTTTATTTATTTTATTTTGTTTATTTTTTATATAAGATTTTAATTTTTTTATTGTTTTTTCATTTAATTTATCTTCTATAATTCCTACATTAGGTAAAATTTTATGCATTTTTAACCATTTCTTTCGGCAACGCTTGTATATTCCAATGTATAAATCTAAAAGGTTCAATACCAAAATCTACTGCAAACTCGTGTTCTAAGTAACCAGGAAATATAAGTAAAGTTCCAGGTTGAGGTTTGTAATGAACAAGTTCTGTGCCGTTAACTATTTCTTTTATTTGTGGTTTTATTTTTAATTTTGTAGCTCTAGCCCCAGTTCTTGGTTCGTGAAAAATGGGGTATGATGTCTTATCACTACACTTTAAAAAATAAAATCCTGATACATGTTGATTCCAATGTATATGGGCTGAATGATGACCACCACCATTTTTAGCAAATTCTTGTACCCATAACTCACTAAACACAGTTGTATATTGCTGCATATCAAAACCACACCAATCTAAAAAATCCCAAGATTTTTGACCTACATAATTTCTAAAATCTAAAAAGTCATTGTCCATCGTCAAGGGTGTTGAATGATAACTTCTTCCAAAGTCGCCATGTTTTTTAATAAATTCTTTTTCTTTTTGTTTAGCATCTTTAATGTATTGATTTGATGCTTTGTTTAAAGATTTAACAAACTCTGGTTTGTTTTCAATCCATATTGGTGTTTTAAAATATTCTGTTATTTGCATTATTTAAACGGATATCCAAGATTCCACATGACTAATGAATATCGCACTCCTTTCGTTACAGGTTTAACTCTATGCCATACAAATGAAGGAAACACAATAATAGATCCTTTTGGAAGTATTTCTTTTGCTTGCCTTAAATGTTTAGCTTCTTCTCTCATAGGGGGATCATAGTTTCTAAAATCAAATTCTAATTCACCACCTTCATATTCTGAACCATCAGTAAGTTGGCAAGTCATAGATAATTTTCTAATTTTACCATTTTCTGATGTGTTTGGTTTATCATAAGGTTTATCCCATGAATCACAATGCCAGTCATAATATTGATTTAATTTATATTTTGTAAATTGACATAACTCTGAACTATCCCATTCGAAATTCCAACCTGCAGCTCTATTAGCTTGATGTATGTATGGATGTAATTCTTTATATATCCATGGCTCATTGAGCCATACTAAATCTGAATTTCTTTTTCTTTTCATATTTTTTATTTCTTGTTTTGATAATTTTTTATCTCCATATCCACCAGTTCTAGCCATTGTTTCTGATTGTGATAAACCATATTTAATTATGTCATCACATAGTCTTGGTGGTATTGCTGAAGTAAAATACCAAAAGTAATTAGATATATTCATACGTAATAGTTTGAATAAAATTAAAAGAATTTTTATTATTGTTTGAAATAATATACATATTAGTTGATGGAAACATTACAAACATATTATTTTTAAGTTCTATGTCCCAACTTCTTCCTTTACGTCTGTTGTCATCGTAATAAATTCTAACGTAACAATCTTTTACATCTACACCATACAACAATGTAAAGTCCGGAGAGTTTTTTAAATCTACAGGATCAATAGTATATAGAGGTAAAGTTATTTCTTGTTGATGATAAACTTCTCCATAAGTTTCTTTTTTTATTAAATCAATATTATATTTAACTTTTATATGTTCCGATATGTAAGTAGATAATTTGTCTAAAGTTTTAGAAAAAGGAAATTTATTGTATGCTTTGTAGTGAAATATATCTTTAGAAAGAATTGTTTGATCTATTTCAAAACCTTTAGGCATTGAAACATCTCCGTAATATAAACTTTGCTCTGATAATACTTTCTTCTGCATACTATAAATTATATAACAGTTATATAATTTAATACAAAAATGTCAATTATGGTAAATGATTTACTAATTCCCAGCCAGTTGTATTATCTGCTTGATAAGCAGTTTCATTCCAAACATAAAACCATCTGTGAGTATTGGCTTCGTTTTGTGAAGTTTGTTCTTCAGTTAATGCTGGAGCATCACCAAGAGGTGATTTCCAAGAAGCTGATGCAATATGTTTTACCCAAGAAGCGTAAGGTTTTATAGGCCAAAAGATTTGATTATCTTCGTCCCAAGTATAACCTATACCTGCGTAGTTTCCTCTTAATGGAGTTTTACCATTTATATGTGTATTATTAATTGTATTATAAGAAGTTTGAATCCATAAATGAGCAGGCCAGTTATTGTGAGTTTCTAAATATGTTTGTCCTACTGATTCATCTTCTTGTTGATTAGAATTAAGTAAGTCTTTATCATCTACAGCTAAAACTTGTAAGACCTCATTGTTTTCACTTATTTTTGCAAAATGTGCCATAATTTTTACCTATTGAAATTTATACCTTATAATTACTATACCTGAGCCTCCAGATCCGCTTGGTCCGCAAGATGAACTAGATCCACCGTTTCCACCGCCGCCTCCACCAGTATTAACAGTTCCTGGAGTTGCTGCAGCAGTTCCTGCTGAACCTGCTCCACCACCACCAGCTCCACCGGCTGCACCAACACCGCCAGCACCTGTCCAACCGCCGCCTCCGCCGCCGCCAGAAAAATATTTTACAGAACCATTTGGTCCAGGAGTACCAGCAGCTGGATTAATTGCTGTTCCTGCTCCTTGACCTCCCACTGCACCAGAAGCACTAGATGACCCAGTTCCGGCATTAATAGCTCCTCCGCCTCCGCCTCCACCGAAGCCACCATTAGGACCTCCATCTGTTCCTTGTGGAGGACTTACGGGAGGTGTGTTACCTATTCCAACGGATGCGCCACAATAAGCTCTTCCTCCACCAGATCCTCCATCTAAACTTAATGTTGCTTGCCAAGTACCTCCACGACCCCCTCCTGCTGATGTAATAGTTGATGAGCCTGCAAACTGTGAATTGCTTCCTGGAGAAGCTGAACGAGAAGGTGCTGGATTAGTATATGGTCCATTTGCACCGCTACCTCCTCCTCCAATTGTAATTGGATAACCTGTTGCTGTTACTGGTAAAGCACTAACACACGCTCCTAATGGACTAGCAGTATAACAACCTGATGCTGTTCCTGAAGACATTCTTGCTCCTCCAGCTCCACCTCCACCAGCGTGCCTTACTCCACCTCCACCACCACCAGCAATTACTAAATAATCTACTGTTTCAGAACCATTTGCACAACCAACAGCATTAACTGTAAATGTACCTGGTCCTGTAAATGTGTGAATTCTAAAATCTCCTGATTCTGTAACTGTTCCTCCAGAAGCACATATAAATGAAGCTCCTGCACCTCCACCTTGACCAAAACCTTTTCCAGATCCTGCTCCAAATGTTCCTAATAAAGGCATTAATGTTCCTTTCTAAGCAAATTGTGTTTGAGCTGCTAACACAGTAAATGTAGCATCTCCGGTTTTAATAACTGTATATGTATATGTATCTAATGAATCCGCATTACCTTCTGTTGGTGCAGATCCACCTTGCCATTCTGGCGTAACACCTGAACCATCAATTTGTACTGCAGAATTATAATAAGCAGTACCACCTTGTTTAACAATATGAGCTACTGTTAAGGACTCTCCTGTGTCCATAATACTATTTAAAGAATTTGATCCGTCACCTCTGATATTTAGAGTCCAGTTTCCTGAAGCATTAGAAGTATAATTTAAAACTGCTTGAGTAAGTACATCATAGTTTACTGTACCTGAAGCAGCTGTTGCTGTAGATGTAACTTTTTCTGCAACACTTTGAATTTTACCTTGACCATTAAAAGTTGTTCTTCCAATACCTTTTGGAGTCAAATTTAAATCAATGTTGGTATCATCACCTGTAGCTTGTAAATCAGGTGCATTACCTGCAGCTGCATTTTTAACTGTAAATTCATTTATAGCTGATGCTGTTGTTGAAAATTTAATTTGTTCTAAATCGTTTTCATCATTAATTGAATTACCACTATCAATTAAAATGTTGTTTCCGTTAGCATCTAAGTCTGCTGCAAGTTGTGGAGATTTATCTGATATTAAATCTGTAAACGCTGTATCAACAACATCAGTTCCATCTGAATAAATCATTTTAGTGCCTTTGTCAGTAGCAGACCAAGTTACTCCATTTCCTGAAGTAGTTTTGAACGTTACTGTGTGAGCACCACTAGTTGCGTTTTCGACTATGAAAGTTTTTTCTATGCTATCTGGAATTACTACATCTTTATTTCCAGTAATAGTTCCAGTTAATTTTAATACTTGATTTTTACCATTTGATAAAGCACCATTAGAAAAAGTTAAAGTTGCTGCTGCAGTAATCCCTACTGCATCATAACCACCAATTGCTTGCTCAAGAATTAGTAAGTTTGTGTTTGTAATTTGTCCCCAAGTTCCTGAATTTTCTCCAGTTGCTTGTACTGTTAATTTTAAATTAGCTGATGTTGAATTTGCCATATTTTTAAATTCCTTATAACGTTTATTTTATAAAATTTATGCAGCTGTGTCAACTTCTGTCCAAGTAGGCGCTGTACCTGTATTTACTTGGTTCCATATTAGAGTTCTATTAGTTCCTTCAGCCATTGTCAAGCCAAATCCAGTCAATGTTACATTAGCAAATCCTTTAGTTGTAACACTTCCAAGGTTAGCTGACATAGCTATTCCTGTCACATCTGCAAAAGTTACAGCATCTAATGTACCTAATCCAAGGCCTGCCGAGAATCCTGTTCCAGTAACAGTTACGTTAGCTTCTCCAACAATTACTGTACCTACAGCTAAAGAACCACTAAATCCAATACCAGTGACCGTTGCATCAGGAGAAGGATCAACAATACCTTCTGCTGCCGTCATTGCTTCACCAGTTACATTAGTGTTAGCATTTCCAGTTATAGCTAGTGAACCTAGGTTTGCAGATAATGCTATACCTGTTAAATCTACTTCTATAGAAGTAAATCCAATTGAAGTACCTAATGAAGCAGTCATTGCTTCACCTGTAACACCTACATTACCTTCTCCAATTACTACTGTGCCAACAGCTAAAGATGCATTAAATCCAATTCCAGTGACTTCTGCATCAGGAGCTGCATCAACAGTTCCTAAATTTGAAGATAAAGATATACCTGTTAAATCTACTTGAACCCAATCACCTGTTCCATTCCAAACAAATTGACCCCAGAAATATCTTCCCCAACCTGTTAAATTATAAGCTTCAACACTTCCAACAGATGCAGTAGCGGTATTTAAACCAGTTACCATTGCATCTGGACCAGCGTCCGCTATTCCAAGATTTGTTGTAAAAGGAAGTCCAGAAAGAAAAACTTCAACCGCAATTATTTCAGTTACAGTTCCTTCTGTTGCAGTTATAGAAATTCCAGTTGGAGTTACATTACAATCGGCAGTAATAATCTCATTACCAAGTGAAGAAGTTAATACTTCACCCGTTAAAATTTCGTTTACGTCAGATTGTTCACCCCAAGCATTCTGACCCCAAGTTGCTTCATTCCAAGCATTAGCCATAGGAAATTATCTCCTATGTTCTATTACCCAGAAATTCTTAGAATCGCTGCTGCTGTTGTAAATGCTGGAAACTGAATAGTGAAAGTTCCTGAAGTCGCTGTTTTATCTGCTCCAAAATCTAAAGCTGCAACAGCTGCATTCGCTACAGTTGCTGAAGTGTTATAGATTAAAGCTCCTCTAGCAGTCAAAGTCACACCTGTGAAAGACCTATCAGCAAAGT